CCTGCGTGACATTGTGGAATATGATGATGTCGCAGAGGTTGAAGTTATCGGAAATATTTTCGACAACTCTGAATTACTGAAAGGAGAATGAAATGCAGGAATTAGAGAAGATTGTGGAAGAGATAGATGGGATGATAGAAAGTTATAAAGAGAACCCGAGATTAGAAAGCGTTGATATCTGCTATGGACTGAATCAAGCGAAACGTATCATCCGCAAGCACATGAAAACGAACGAAACGTTCGAGTTTGACTTCTCAGGAGTGGAATCGTTTGACTGTCAGTGTGGACGGCACTATATAAATACTGCGATTAATGACGGTTGGATTCCTGCAGATGAACGTCTTCCGGAAGAAGGAGAGAAGGTTCTTGTCTGGTATGAATATTTCCGGTATGGAGAATACAACAGGATGTATGAAACGTATGGTATAAGCTGGCAGTATGACGGGCACTGGTCAGGGGATGTGAGCGGAACAAAGGCAAAATGCATTGCATGGCAGCCACTTCCGGAGCCATACCTTCCTGCGGATAAGATGGAAAAGCCGGACTGGATGAAAGATATGCTTAAGAAATTTGACAGGAGGGAATAGTGTGAGCGAGATTTTAAAACCGTGCCCATTCTGTGGCGGAAAAGCAATCGTGGATAGCGAGCCCGTCCCGTTATATTTGCGTACGGAACAGGATCTGGATGGAGAGTATGCTCCTGTAGCATGGTGGTGCGTATGCGAAGAATGCGGAGCAGAGAGCGCATATCAGAAAACAGAGCTGAAAGCAATCGAGGCTTGGAACAGGAGAAAAGAGAATGAGTGATGATTTAATCAGCCGGAAGGCGTTACTAAAAGAGTTAAGAGAAATCATGGATGAACCACACAATACTATGTTTTTAATGGGTATAGGAGCGGCCGTATCGATTGTAGAGCATAGAGAAACAGCCTTTGACAAGAAAAGGGTGATTGAGGAATTAGAAAATCCGAGAGCACAGTATTTTATAACTATCGCTAACACAGGAGATGAAAAGTTAGGCTTTGCATATAAGTGTATTTGGAATGCGTTAGATCATGCGATTAAGATTGTCGAGAAAGGCGGGATTGAATGAGACACAAAAAGACATATCGTGAGATGGAGACTTCCCGCGTTGACATGACGGACTTCCGGCGTCCGCCTTATGCAGTTCAAAGGGCGATCCGGGCACAGGCTGAGCAGATCAGGGAGACGCCGGCGGAGTATGTGGAACGGAAATGCAAGAGAGACAAATATACTGGCAGCAGGCACTAAAGGAGGGCACACATGGAAACATGGGAACTAAACCAGAAAAAGAAAGATTATCTGAACGGATACATAAGTGCAAGGCGGCGAGAGAAGAGACTTCTTGAGCAGATCCAACAGCTCAGGCTTGATACGATGTTCCCATGTCTTCAGGGCGATGGGATGCCGCGGGGCAGCGGCCAATCCGATTTGTCAGACTACATGGAGCGGAGAGACGAACTCGAGGAAGAGCTGAAAAAGGAGATGCTGAACGCGGTCATAGAGTATGAGAACATACACAGAGCGATCCGGAGGATGAAAGACGAAGAGGAAAAAGAAATCCTTGAGCGGAAATATATGATGCGGCAGACATGGGAGAAGATTGCGAGAGAACTTGGATATGATCGTAGAACTGTAATCAGGAAGCATGGAAACGCACTAAAAAAATTTGAAATTCCTGAAAGTTGTCACTGTATGTCACCCTGAGATGTGTTATAGTAGTAGCATGAATCAATGAAACAGAGGGCAGCAGGCGTTGTGTCGGCTGTCCTATGTTGTTTCCGGACTCCTGATGCGCTATACTAAAATCAGGTGTACAAGGACGGGAATAGGAGGGAAGATGACTGCAGCAGAAATCTATGAGAGTATGGATACGTGTATGGAGAAAAACAAGGGAAAGGATTACGAAGCAGTTCTTCCAATGATCCGGGTGCACGCAGCAGAACTCGGACGACAGGTCGGGAGAACGGAAGATGATATCTTGAGCTTCTATTTCAAAATGAGGAGACTTGGAAAATGATAAAAGTTGTGATTATAGCATCTGGCGAAAGTCAGGTGCTTTTATTATGCCGGAACGTAGCTCAGCGGGGAGAGCACCTGTCTTATACACAGCAAGTCGGAGGTTCGATTCCTTCCGTTCCGATTGGCTGAAAAGCCATTGTGTACACATGAAGGAGAGCAGATAGCATAAATGGAAGTGCGCGCGGCGAAAGCCGCGGCGTTGTTGGGTTCAATTCCCAGCCTGCTTGTTGTGCAGATAGGGGGAGAGTAATGCCGATATACAAGAGGTGTAGCAGATGCGGAAAGAGAATACCATCAGGAAGTATATGCCCGTGTATCAAGCGGCGCCACAGGGAATACGACAGATACAGCAGGGATCAGAGAAGCAGAAGTTTCTATAACAGCAAAGAGTGGGAGATGGGGAGAGCTGCTGCATTAGATGCTGACGGCGGGATTGATGTGTACTTATACATGACAGATGGGATTATTGTCGTAGCCGACACGGTGCATCACATTATACCCATCAGAGATGACTGGAGCAAAAAACTCGACGTAGATAACATGATGAGCTTGAGTAGCGATACACACAGCATGATCGAGCAGATGTACAAGAAAAACAAAGGTGAAATGATAAGAAAATTACAGGAAATACTCAAAGAGTACCGGGGACTGCGAGAGGACGGGGATAGCTGAAAAGTTTTGGAAAAACCGCTCTGACCGCACGTCCTCATTTCTTTGCACAAAATTCCGAATTGAAACAAAAAAGTGGCAGGACGAAAGGAGGCGGACCAGATGGGAAGACAGAGAAAAGTTGTCAATATGCAGTCTGCACACTTGACGCAAAAGGAAAAGCAGAAGAAAAAACAGCAGGAACGTGAGATCATAACCGGAAATGAAGATCTGGCGAAGCCACCTACATGGCTGTTGAATGCGGATGCAAAAAAAGAGTGGAAGCGAGTTACGGAAGAGCTGAAAAAGATTGAACTCATTGGGAATCTTGATTACGCGAATCTGGCGTGCTACTGCAATGCATATGCGAATTACATTAAGGTGACACGGCAGCTAAAAAAAGAATCATACTGCATAGAGCGCGAGACAAGAACTGGAGTGATTGTAGTAAAAAATCCTCTGGTTGATATACAGACAAAATATGCAGCAGAGATGCGGAAGTTTGCAGGACTGTGCGGAATGACAATTGATTCAAGGCTAAAGGCAGCAGTCCGGAAAGTGGATAAAAAAGAGGAAAAACTCGAGCAGAAATTCGGGGCGATATAATGAAACAGTACGAAGAAATTAAAACATATGCGCAAAAATGCGTGTCAGGAGAAATAATAAGCTGCAAAAAGCATAAATGGGCTTGCATTCGCTTCCTGAAAGATGCGGAAAAAGCTGAGTTAGATCCGGATTACCCGTATTACTGGAGCGAGGAATCAGCACAGAATATTGTGGATTGGTTTTCGCTTCTCCGACACTCTAAAGGAACTCTGGCCGGAGAACCGATCATACTGACGGAATGGCAACGATTCAGAATATGCCAGATCTACGGGTGGCGCAGGAAGAAAGACGGGCGAAGAAGATTCAAGAAAAGCTTCACAGAGGTTGCACGAAAGAATGCAAAGTCTCAGGAAGAGGCAGGAATCGCCCTGTATGAAGCGTCGGTGACTGCTGTTAAAAATAATGAGGTATGCGAAATCTATACCGCCGGAGTAAAAAGAGAACAGTCGAAGATTGTATTCAACGAGGCTGGATTAATGCTGAGAGGTTCGCCGCTCAGAGAAAAATTTAGCGTAAAGCGGGATATGATCACGCACCGGAAGAGCGGGAGTTTTATAAAAGCGCTGAGCAAGGAAGATGGGAAGTCCGGAGACGGGACGAATCCGGCCAACCTGATTATAGACGAGTATCACCAACACGCAACAACGGAGTTCTACGATCTTGGACTCGGATCAAACACAAAGGAGCCGCTGCTGATGATTATCACGACGGCGGGAGTAGATCTTGCAAGTCCGTGCTATACGATAGAATACGCGTACTGCTCAAAAATACTGAACCCGGACGTAGACGTGGAAGACGAAGAATATCTCGTGGATATCTGCGAGATAGACGAAGAAGACTATACAGACCTTAATCAATTGGATAATGAGGATATCTGGTATAAGGCAAATCCGATTCGGATGACATACGAAGAGGGACGCGAAAAGATACGGGGAGACTACAAGATCGCACGAGAACAGCCGGAACATATGACTGCATTCCTCACAAAATGTCTGGATATCTGGGTGCAGGCTAGGGAAAACGGATATATGGATATGGCAAAATGGAAAGCCTGTCAGGTAGACCAGCTGCCGATCAACACACAAGGAATGAGCGTGTATGTAGGATTTGATATGTCGGCAAAGATTGACTTGACGTCTGTAGCGTTTATTATTCCGTTTTTGTCGGGAGAATATGATCAGACCGGAAAGAAAATCGTGAAATATATCGTATTTTCTCATTCTTTCATTCCAAACCGGGAAAAACTGATTGAGAGAAAGCGAAGAGACAAGGTAGACTACGATGCATGGGAGAGAATGGACTGCCTTACTGTTACAAACACTCCGATTGTTGACCAGAACGCTGTCATGGACTATGTGATAAAGACCTGCGAGAAAAATAACTGGCAGATTGAATGTCTCTGCTTCGATCCTGCGAACGCTGCAAAACTCATGATGGACCTTTCGGAAGATGGATACACGGTGGAGGAGGTATTTCAAAGTCATAAATCGTTGAATGAATCAACACAGGGGTTCCGCGAGCAGGTGTATAGCAAAAATATTTTATATACATACAATCCGCTACTGAATTTTGCAATGAGCAACGCAGTGATAAGAAAGAATCAGGGACTGATCAAGATTGATAAAGACGCAACAATAAAGAGAATCGACCCGGTTGATGCTGTGCTGTGCGCGTTTAAGCTGGCGATGTACCACGAATTTACGCCGGGATTCCTTGATGCGATTGACAAATATCTGGAGAGTGATTGGTAATGGGAATTGGAAACAGAATCAGGAATGCGGTGAATGAACTTATAAGACCGACGGCAGATCTGAACGATGAAAAGCTCCTTGAGTGGCTTGGAGTCAATACGAAAGACAAAAGACTCACCGGAGAGGTGACGTATTACACCTGTCTGAAGATGCTGAGCGAGACAATGGGGAAGCTGCCGCTGAAATATTACCGCGAGACAGAAAAGGGAAAAATCAGGGCAGAGCCGGATGACGTCACACGACTTCTGACGGTGCGGCCGAATAAGATCATGACGCCAACGACACTGTGGACCGCGACGGAAATGAACTGCCAGCATTACGGAAACGGCTACATCTGGATGCGCGGAGAATTTGCAAGGGACGGAACCTACGGAGGCTCATATACGATCTACGATATCTGGCTGATGCAGAGTTGCTATGTGACCGTTTTGATGGATGATCTTGGAGTATTCGGAGGAAAAGGGGAAATCTACTATCAATATTCCGATCCGATGACCGGGCAACAGTATTTCTTCAAGAGTGATGAAGTCATGCACTTCAAGACATGGTACAGCCTTGACGGAATCATGGGGCAGCCGGTACGGAAGATTCTGAAAGACATGGTCGGAGGAGCACTGGAAAGCCAGAGATACATGAATAACCTCTATGAGAACGGGCTGAGCGCCAGTATGGCCATGCAGTATCTCGGAGATCTGGATGAAAAGAGACGAAGAGCTCTGGAGAAGAAATTTGCGAATGCCCTTACGGGACCGGAGAATGCCGGAAAGGTGATTCCGGTTCCAATCGGACTGCAGCTTACGCCACTGAATATGTCAATGGCGGACGCACAGTTCTTCGAGTTAAAGAAGTATTCAGCCCTGCAGATTGCTGGAGCGTTCGGGATCAAGCCGAACCAGATCAATAATTATGAGAAATCCAGCTATGCGAACAGCGAAACACAGCAGTTAGCCTTTCTGGTTGATACGATGGCATACAGGCTGAAAATGTATGAAGAGGAGATCAACGCGAAAGTACTGACACCAAAAAAGCAGAAGAAGGGATTCTTCTATAAATTCAACGAAAAAGCAATCTTAAGGACGGACAGCAAGACGCAGATGCAGAATATAAAGACTGCAATAGACGGCGGATTATATACCGTAAATGAGGGAAGGGAATACCTCGATAAACCCGCAGTGGAGGGCGGGGATATTCCAATGGTGAACGGCACATACATACCGCTCACAATGGTAGGACAGCAGTACACGAAAGAGGGAGGTGAGAATAATGCCGGAACTACAGTTCAAAGCACAGAACCGACAGCGGGGAAAGATGGAGATCCGAAACCAGACGGAGACGAAGGCACAGCTTAATATATACGGCGACATCGTATCCGATGAATGGAGCAAGTGGAGCGATGACGATACCTGCCCGACAGATATCTCGGAATTTCTGAAGAATCTGGACGGGGTATCAGAGATCGAGCTGCATATCAACAGCGGCGGAGGCTCCGTATTTGCAGGAATCGCAATCTACAACATGCTGAAACGGTCGAAAGCGACTGTAACAACGTACATAGACGGGATTGCAGCAAGCATCGCTTCTGTGATTGCCTGCGCCGGGGATCGGGTTATCATACCGAAAAACGGGACGTTTATGATTCACAAGCCGACAACGGGTTATTTCCTTGAATCGCTGAACGCCGATGAGCTGAGAAAAGACGCGGATACGCTCGACCATTGCCAGAAATCTATTGTGCAGACCTATATGGAACGGGCAAAAGATGGCGTGACAGAGCAGGAGATCAATGATCTTGTGAATGAAGAAACGTGGATGGTTGGGGCTGAAGCAGCGGAATACTTCGAATTTGAGGTAGAAGAAGACGTAAATGCTGCCGCCTGCGCGAGCGATTTCTTCGGAACTTATAAAAATACACCGGAAAGCGTAAGAAAACAGGACGATTTTTCGGTATCCGCGGAAAAAATCGCCGATATGGTCGTAGAAAGACTGGAGAACCGAAAACGGACGGAAGAACAGAAGAAAACGGAAGGCATGAGAAAAGAAATTCTGGAAGATCTGGATATGTATGGTATCTAGGTCTTTTTATTTGGAAGGAGACAGAGAATGAACAAAGAATTGTTAGAACTGCTTGACTCGATCAACGACAAGAAAGCCGAAGTAAAAAAACTGGTGGAAGAGAATAAGTTGGACGAGGCAAAGAAAGCAAAAGATGAACTGAAAGAAATGCAGGACAAGTTCGATCTTCTCAAAGATCTGGATGATGGAAAAACAGAGGAAGCCAAGGCGAAAGCTGGCAACAAAGCATTGAAGCCTGCTGATAAGAACGATGTCGTGAAAGAGTTTGCCAATGCAGCGCGCCGGGGATTTAAAGTCCAGAACTCCATGAATGAAGGGACTCCATCCGAAGGAGGATATACAGTCCCGGAAGACATCGAGACCAGAATTAATGAGCGGAGAACTGCTAAATTCTCCATGATTGATCTGGTAGATGTTGAGAGTGTAACGACGAATAAGGGATCAAGAACGTTTAAAAAGCGCTCTCAGCAGACAGGATTCCAGAAAGTAGGAGAAGGTGCAAAGATTGGCGCAAAGGCAACACCGCAGTTTGAGCGTATGGACTACGTGATCAGCAAATATGCAGGATACTTCCCGGTGACAAATGAGCTTCTGGAAGATTCAGATGCCGCCATCACATCAGTACTGACTGCATGGATTGGTGACGAATCGAGAGTGACACGGAACAACATCATCAGGACGGCGATCAATAAAAAATCTAAAACAGCGCTCGCGTCTCTGGATGATATTAAAAAAGCTCTGAATGTAACGCTTGGAGCTGCATTTAAAGCCACATCCAGAGTGGTGACGAATGACGATGGACTCCAGTATCTTGACACCTTGAAAGACAATGACGGAAAGTACCTGCTCCAGCCGAATCCGGCAAACCCGATGCAGCTGAGGCTTTGCGCCGGCGCAACAATCGTACCTGTGACAGTGATCCCGAATGACGATCTTCCGTCGGATGTGTCAACTGCAAAGAAAAGAAAGATTCCGATGATCATCGGAGATCTGAAAGAGGGAATCAAATTCTTTGACAGGAAGAATCTTACGATTACAGCGTCAAATCTGGCGGCAGCCGGAGATCTGAACGCTTTCGAAGAAGATCTGACATTGTTCAGGGCAATTGAGAGAGAGGATTGCCAGGTAAAAGATGATATGGCATTCGTAAACGGGGAGCTGACTATCAATGATGATTCCGTAGTGGGGGAATGATGAGTCCTGACATCCTTACGATGCCAGCCGCAGGTCAGGACTTTTACGGTAAGACGGCAGGAGAGATGGTCACGGATGCATGGGTCGGACAAAACGGGACCGTGACAGGAACATTCCATTATATGTCCGGATATACAGGATTTAATGATGCTCTTCCAGAGGAACAAGAGGGGTATTACTTCCCGTTTACTCTTATGAAATCCGGCACGACCATGACATTCAAGAAGAATGGAGAGATATCGAAAGATTCGATTCCGTGGGAAGCGAACAATGTATTCCGCATAACACAAGGGAATACTTTTGAGGTGCTGGTTGATGGAGCCCACGTTGTGACGTTTGACTTCACAGAAGCGGTATTTGAACCAAAGACTGTGAAAACTGCATCGAAACAGCGAACGAAAAACAGCACATCGTCATAACCGGGAGGTGAGAGGATGTTCTACCTGATAAAGAAAAGACTCGGGATAGCGGAGAATGTAACCGTATACGACGATGATATCAAGAGCTATCTCGCGGACTGCGAACGGGATATGCTTGATTCTGGGGTGCCGCAAAAGACAGTTGACTATCAGGATGACAGGGTGGTGACAGCAGCCACCCTGTATGTAAAAGCAAATCTCGGGAATGACAGGGCGGACACGGAAAAATATATGGAACTGTACAGGCAGAAAGTATTCAGGCTTACATTGGATCCGGAGGACAGTTAGATATGTGGAATGGAAGCATCTTATTAATCAGAACGATACAGCAGGGGCAGAATGAAAATGGATTTCCACAGAATCGGTACGAATGTTCCTGCGAGATACCGGCGAACATATCTGATACAACACGAACAGACGAAGCTGTGGGAAATCAATGTGGATACAACGCTGATATCACAGCAGAGATTGCGGCGTGCAACTACGCCGGAGAATCAGCTTTTAAGGACGTTGGAACCGGGATTATGTATGATGTGAAACGTACATACAGACCTCCAAAATCAATGAACATTATTCTGACCGGGGAGGCGAGGGAGCATGGCAAAATTTGACATCCACGGGATAGATGAATTCATGAAAGAGATCAGCCAGCTTGACCTTGACAGGATCGCCCCGAAGATGCTGGAGGAATCCGTCCCGATCCTTGAGAAATCTGTGAGGACGGAATCTGCAAAGCATCATGATACGGGGGCAATGGAAGAGTCGATCAAAGCTACCGGGGCAAGCGTAAATGCAAGAGGGCATTATATCTGTGTCCGGCCGACCGGGAGAGATGAAAAAGGCGTCAGAAACATGGAAAAGATGGTGTATATGGAGTACGGGACCAGCAAGCAGGATGCAACGCCGGTATTATCTCCGGCAGTCAGAAAAGTCGAGGATAAGGTGACGGGTAAGATGCAGGAAGTATTCAACCGGGAGGTGGACCGTCTGTGACAACATTTGAAAAAATCATAAAGGCGATCACGCCGTTCGGATATCCGCATTCTCCGGGTGTATACACAGGGCCGGAGGATCACTGGTTTACGTACAACTATGCGGATGATTACGGCGACAATTACGCGGACGATGAACCGCAGAGCGTGATCAATCAGATCCAACTGCACTTTTTCCTGCCGGCGGACGAAGATTACACGGGGATTAAGAACCAGATCCGGAATGCGTTGTTTCAACAGGGATTTACATTTCCGGAGATCACGCTGCTGGATGATCCGGATCCAAAGCTGAGGCATATCGTATTCGAGTGTGAAATTGAGGAAGAGGTGTAAAGTATGGCATACATAGGAATTGCTCGACCGGTCATCGCTGCATACTCCGAAGAGAACGGCAAAGCCGCATATTCCGGCGGGATCCGGTTTGGGAAGGCTATAAAAATCGAGATCGATCCGCAGTATGAGGATATCAGCGATTACCGAGACATTAACGACACCGAAGAGGATGAAGAATTCTCTTATGCAGATATCACGCTCGATACAGATGAAGTGCCGGAAGAGGCGGAGCCGATGATGTTCGGGCGGGAGATGGACGGAATAGCAAGGGAAAGTAACTGCTCCGGATATGTCGGAGTTGGCGTGAGAACCAAGCATATAAAGAACGGCAGAATCCGGTATCTTGCAATATGGATACATAAAGCAAAATTCAAAGAGGGCAGCAGTTCCCACGAAACAAAGGGAGACTCGATCAGCTACCAGACACCATCCACTTCCGGAAAAGCTGTGCCGGACGTGGAGGGAAAGTGGAGAACGAAAAAGACATTTGAGACAGCAGAAGAAGCAGATCGCTGGATCGACACGATCGCAGGGATAGAAAGAGAGGAATAATTATGGCATATGTAGGATTAAGGAAACCGATTATTGCAAAACTGAACAACGATGGAACGTATGATGAGCCGTTCGCATTCGGAAAAGCGATCGGCCTGCAGGTGACACCAAACTATGCGGAAGGATCACTATATGCGGATGATGGACAGGCGGAATACGACAAAGAATTTTCCTACGCGGAGGTTACGTTAAACACCAGTACAATTCCGATCATTGCGCATGATAAGATGTTCGGGCATAAAGTGACGGAGAACAACGTTAAATTCAACGGCGATGATCAGAATAACGATGTAGGTATGGGATGGATTTCGGTGGAGAAGGTGAACGGGGTAAGGTCATTTATCGGAAACTTCCTGCACAAAGTAAAATACTCCGAGCCGTCCGAAGACTACACAACAAGAGGAGAATCCATTGAATACAAAACACCGTCAATCACTGGGCGCGCAAGCACGGTAGACGGCGGAGACTGGAAAGAGACAGAAACCTTCACTACGGAAGCGGAAGCAAAGAACTGGATATACGAGAAGTTTGGAAAAACGATGGACACGTTAAATGTGCAGAGCGCGGCAGGTACCACAACGGGAAAGACAAAACTTACTGTGACACCAAGCAAAGGGGGAACGTCTTCTTATGTGTATAAAACAGGGAAGGATGTATCGCTTCCGGGATACAACGATGTATGTAACGTAAAATCCGGATGGACTCCGTGGGATGGTACGGAGGAAATTGCAGCAAAGACAGGAGACAAAATCGTGGTGGCTGAAATACTGACGGAAGACAGCACAGCAATCAAAGCCGGAGAAGGAACTGTAACAGCAAAAGATGAATAAGGAGACGGAATATGTTTGAGAAAATGAATTACATAAAGTTATCCGGAGTAAAATATCCGTTCAAGTGCGATATACTCGTGCTCGAGCGGATTCAGGACAAATACAAAGATCTTGCGGAGTTCGAGAATAAGCTGAGCGGATTCATACCGGGAGTCGATGAAGACGGTGAATACACCAGAAATGATGAAGGCAGGATTATCGGATATTACGGAGAACCGAACATGGAAGCGCTTGGCGACTTTCTGGCGTGGACAATCGAAGAGGGAATTGAGATCGAGAGGGAAGAGAGTGGAGCGGAGATGGAAATCCCAGAAAGGAAGAAGTTGATCCGATCCGTAGACCTTGCGCCGCGCGAGATCATGGAAATCCTCAGAAAGGAATTTGCACGGTGCTTTGAGAGAAAAAACGGGAAACCCACGCAGACGAAATCGAAGACGACGGAGAAGCCGGAGAAATAGACTTTGCGTGGATCACATTCGTAGGTCTTCAGATCGGATACCGCGAGAAAGAGGTTGCTCATATGTACTTCGGAAAGTGGGCGGATCTCTTCCAGGAATTCAAGCGGATGCACAACATGAAAATGAAGCGCATGATATTCGAGGAAGAGAAAAAAGTCGTATCTCTCATGGATTTATAAACTATCCTGTGGTATGATAGAAGCACAAGGAGGGAGCGGTCATGGGAAAAGTGATTACAAAAATGACAGCGGGCGTAATATCATATCTGTTCAAGTACCGGCCATACATTACAATGTGGATTGCGTGCTGCATCGGAGCCGGGATATACGAGAGCGTAAAAGACCACGACATTGGAAGACTGATCGCCTGTGCGTTGTTCGCTTTCGTTCCTCTGATTATAAAACGGATCCTGCTAATGATAAGCCGGATCGGCGGGCGAAACGGATACGACGATAAGTTCTTCGGGATCGCGCCGAAAGGAAGATTTATGAATTATATGAATCAATATATGAGCAAATAGAAACCGTCCGGAAGGGCGGTTTTTCTATGCGAAAAACAGAAAAACATAAACATATGCAATAAAAGAGTCTGGCAGCAGGCTCTTTTATTGTGCTCAAATTTGAGGGAAGGCAGGCGAGAAAATGCCATCGAAGAAGATAGGTGCCTATATCACACTCGACGGCGAAAAAGAGTTTAGAGCAGCGACAACGGCTTGCAATAAGAGTCTTGCGACTATGAAGTCAGAGATGAAACTTGTGGAAGCTCAAACTGCAGGAAGTGCAAACTCTCTGGGGACGCTGCAGAAAAAGCATGAGGTATTGTCACGAACTCTGGATGAGCAGAAGCAGAAAGAAGCGGCTGTAAGCGCCGGATTAAAGCACGCTCAGGAAGACTATGAAAGAGTCGGGAGCGAACTTGAAAACTACAGAAAGAAGTTGGAGCAGGCCCGCAGCACTCTGGACGATATGAAGCAGTCCTCGGAAACAACCGAGGAAGCGCTGAATAACCAAAGCGAACAGGTAGAGCAGCTCGAGTCAATTGTAAGCAAAGGAGAGCAGACATACCAGCGCGCCGGGAATCGCGTAAATGACTGGCAGAAACAGCTCAACAATGCAGAAGCCCAGACGATACGGGCGACGAAAGCTCTGAATGAAAATGCTGCATATATGAAAGAGGCGGAGAGTGCCACTGACGGGTATGCGAAGAGCATTGACGGATTCGGGAACAAGGTTGACGATACTGCAGACAAGCTGACCAGCTTTGGGACGATCCTGAAAACAAACTTGACAAACACTGCGATTGACTTCGGAAAGGATACATTCAAAAGCGCAGTACAGGGGACGCTTGAACTGGAAGATGCCCAGAAAAAACTGCAGGCCAGCACCGGAGCTACGACGCAGGCTACAAAAGAATACAGTTCTGAAATGCAGGATCTCTATTCCGAAGGTTTCGGTGACTCGATCACCGATGCGGCGGACGCAATGGCATTGGTGAAGCAGTATACCAACGAGACAGATCCGTCAAAGATCAAAGAACTCGCGGAAAGTGGGATAGCGCTGGAGGATACGTTCGGGATGGACTTGAGCGAATCAATCAGGGGCGCTGACGCTCTCATGAGAAACATGGGGCTTACTGCGGAAGAGGCGTTTGGCTACATCGCGGCGGGAGCGCAAAACGGCCTGAATAAATCAGGAGAACTTACGGACAACCTCGCAGAGTATAGTCAACTATGGGGACAGGCGGGATTCTCCGCCGAAGAAATGTTCACGATTCTTCAGAATGGACTTGATTCAGGTGCGTACAACCTCGATAAAGTCAATGATTATGTAAAGGAATTCGGAATCAGTCTTTCAGATGGAAGAATCGAAGAAAATCTGGGAGCATTTTCATCCAATACACAGGAATTATTCCATCAATGGAAAAATGGTGGAGCGACTACAAAGCAGGTATTCCAGTCTGTGATCTCTGACCTTGCAAGCATGGAGAATCAGCAGCAGGCCCTTACGATCGCGAGCAACACTTGGAGTTCTCTTGGCGAAGATAACGCCATGAAGGTGATCACTTCCCTAAATAACGTGAACAACACCTATAAAAATGTCCGCGGAACAATGGAGGAAGTGAAAAACATCCGGTACGACAGCGTAGCGAATCAGTGGAAATCACTGGGACGCACATTTCAGACGGATGTAATGTCGCCAATGCTGCAGGAGTTCCTGCCCGCAGCGAAGAGCGGGCTTAAATTTCTTACGGACAATATCGACGGGATCGCAACGGCGGCAAAGGTAGCAACTCCGATCGTGGCCGGGATGTTCGCGGTTAAGAAAGGAAATGAAATAACAAAGCTGCTGAAAGATACTCAAAAGAATATCAAAGGCGTCATCACATGGGTGACGGCACATACGGTAGCGAAAACCGCTGAAACGGCGGCGGAGACAGCGAACACGGCCGCACAGGGAGCAAATACTACAGCGACGGTGGCCGGTACTGCGGCAACGACAGCGCACAGCGTAGTTACAACAGCGGCGACCGCGGCACAGACGGCGTTCAATGCGGCGCTGATGGCCAATCCTGCGGGAGTGGTACTCGTCGGGATCACCGCCCTCGTGGGAGGGATTGCACTCTTATCCGGGGCAATTGAAGAGACAACGACAAAGACGGATGAACTCACGGAAGCGGCAGATAAAAGCATCGAGAGAATAGATGCAGCAGCGCAGTCGCTTGAGGAATCAACGCAGGGATGGTCAGACTCTTTAAGCAGTCTGAAAGCGCAGGAAGGCGTTGCGGACAACCTTGTGACAGAACTCTATAATCTCGAAGCGCAGTCAGGGAAAACGGATGCACAGATTGGACGGATGAATACCATTGTTGGGGAACTCAATTCCATGTTCCCGGATCTGTCACTGTCTATTAACGAAAACACCGGAGCACTGAGTGCAAACGAGCAACAGACGCGCCGGTCGATTGACGCGGCTCTGGAGATGTCAAAAGCGTCGGCGGCACAGGAAAAGATGGCAGATATCGCAGATGATCTCGTAGAAGCTGAAATGGCGAAATACGAGGCAGAACAGAATCTGAAAGACATCGGAGACGAACTAACAGCGTTGGACGATGAAAGAAACCGAATCCTTGAAGAAAGTGCCGAAGCCGCTAAGAAAGGGACGGAAGCATATGTAGAATACAACGGGGAGATGCTGACGTCACAGGACGCTCTGATGGCCATATCCGAAGCAGAAGGAACTCTGCTCGATAAGCGCAAAGAACAGCAGGAATCGCTCGATGGGCTGACGGAAAAATACAATGAAGCAAACAGTCAATATCAAAGCGCATACGAATATACACAGAACCTGACAGATGGAACGGCAGCGAATACCGAGGCGACGAATCAAAACACGGAAGCGAAACAGGCGAATGCGGATGCAGAAGCAGCAAAGCAGGGGGCATCGGCGGCAAGCATTGAAGTCCTGGGCGAGGAGACTGCGGCGTATCAGAATCTGTCTGCAACACAGCAGCAGCTCGCGGTGGACGTGACCAACGGCGTACTGACAATGCAGGAAAACGTGCAGAGCGCCCTCGAGTCCCAGATGAATATGTTCGAGCAGTTCGACGGCGGCGTACAACTGTCCACGGAACAGCTGTTATCAAATATGCAGAGCCAGATTGACGGCGTGACGACGTGGGAGCAGAATCTATCCACCCTGGCTGACCGCGGGATCAATCAGGGACTGCTTCAGAAACTGGCAGAGATGGGACCGCAGGGAGCTGGATACGTCCAGACATTTTCGAACATGACGGAAAGCGAACTGTCAAAAGCAAATGACTTGTGGGGCCAGAGCATCGATATTAAGGGCATGACAAATGACTGGGGGCAGCAGCTTCTCGAATCCGGCGCGGCAAACATTGCCGGTGGAATGTCGAATCTTACGCCGTTAATGGAAGCGAGCGGAGCCAATACGGTCATGGGACTTGTCAGAGGAATGCAGCAGGCTCAGGCGGCCGCGGAAGCACAGGGAAATGATCTTGGAGTGAAGCTGATCGACTCCATAGATGACGGACTTGGAGTACAGTCACCATCCAGAAAGACGACGCAGTCAGGAAGATATGTAGATCAGGGGCTCGCAAACGGAATGAACACCGGAAAGCCTGTAGTACAGAATGCTGCGCGCAGCGTTGCAACAGCAGTGACGGATCAAATGTCATCCTCGCTCAGCTTCGTCAAATTTAAGGGAATAGGCGGAAGAGTACCGGATGGGCTCGCGTCAGGCATCAGAGCAGGAAAATCAGAGGTGATATCTGCGGCATCAGAAGTCGCATCAGATGCGATAAAAGCTGCAAATGATAAGCTGGAAATCCATTCGCCATCTCACGTGTTTCGAAGAATGGGTTCGAATACCATGGATTCGTACGCACTTGGCGTAAAAGATAGGAAGGCAAGCGTTGAAAGAACGGTAAAGGGAGCTGTAGATTTCAGCGATATAAGAGGGACGATGGGAAGTTATGGCGCATCTGCATCAAGAAATGAACAGAGGGCACTGGCGGGAATGCTCGCAGAAGCTATGAAAAGCGTGAAGTTCTCTGTATATCTGGGAGACAGAGAGGTTACAAGAGCTCTATCAGGAATGAAGGTGATGTTTAGTGCTTAGATATGTAAGCGGGAGTACAGGAGAAGAAATAAATCTTACGGAAAATCATATAAAAGCACACATTAAAACAGCGGGACTTTACGATTACGAATATGATATTGATGAAATCGATACGGTAAACAGCGTTGAGGTGGAGCGGTTCTATCTGAAGTCAAAACAATACGACCTCATACTGGACTTCAGAGGGAACGGGGAAGAACGCGCAGAGGCGGCAGAGAAATTCTTCACGATAGCAAATAGAGATGTTGTATACAAGAAGATTGGAAAACTGTATTTCAAAGACCAGTACTTGAACTGCTATATCGTGGGTTCGCAATACGAAAACGCTGAGAGGGCGAGAATCGTCAGAAAAACGATGGGAGTATACGCTCCGAAGCCAATCTGGATAACAGAAGCAAGTCGTTCCTTCACGAAGATCAGCGGATCAGGAGAGACGGAAGAGTACCTGGACTACGAATATGACTATGATTACGACTACACTATGCCGTATGGCGGTGACGTAATCTGGAAGGTAGACCATTATGCACCCTGCGAGTATGAGATGATCATATATGGTCCCTGCGTGGATCCGCGCGTGGTGATCAACGGACATATCTATCAGGTGTTTGCGACACTTGACGAGAACGACTACGCGAAGATCAACAGCCGTGAAAATTCTGTTGTGCAGTATCTCGCAAACGGAACACAGCGGGATCTCTATGATTACCGGGTAAAGATAACCGGATCACTGTTCGAGCCGATCTCGCCCGGAAATGTACGGGTAGTGTGGTCGGGAGAGTTCGGATTTGATCTGACACTATTCTGCGAGAGGAGTGAGCCGAGATGGAAGACCCAAGGCAGTTAATCCTTGCCGATCAGAACCTACGTGATATCCGGCCGGTGATGGATGCAGACATCGACTTTGCGGTTGGAGCGGATGAAAATGACTATGAGATCAAGATCCGGCGTGACCTGTGGGATGAGCGGTATGTATATGGGAATATATTCTATATTAAGAATACGGAATTCGGCGGGATTATCGGAAGAAAAAAGATCAATACCGCAGAAGACACAATATCCCTGTACGGCCGGACGTGGCGCGGGAAGCTGGATAAGAAGATTATCCGGCCGCCGGCCGGTCAGGATTACCGGAAAGTATCCGGAGAGCTGAATACAGTGTTGAATACGCTTGTTACGGAGCAATTCAATGATTATTTTGTCGTATCCCAGAATGACACTGGAGTAACCGTGACGAATTATCAGTTCGACCGGTACTGTACACTGCTATCTGGAATCACGAAGATGCTGAAAAGCGTCGGATACAAGTTACATATCGAATACATCCAGCAGGAACGGGGGCAGCCGGGATACGCGGAACTGTCTGCAGTGCCGATCGTGGACTACTCAGAGCGTCTCGAGCTGTCGCAGGACAGCCGGCTGAATTTCGTTTTCGACGAGGTGAAGAACGGTGTCAATCATCTGATCTGCCTCGGAAAAGGCGAATTGCAGGATCGGCAGGTCATTGACCTGTATGTCGGCCAGAACGGTAGTATCGGAACAACGCAGTATTATACCGGGATACAGGAAGTCGCAGAGACTTATGAGGACACATCATCGGAAAGCGATGAACTGGAAGAGAAAGGCCGGGAGAAGCTGCAGGAGCTCATGAACTCAACCTCGTTTTCGATGGACGTTGAAAGCTTGGGCATGGAAGTTGAAATCGGAGACATTATCGGCGGCCGGGATTATGTAACGGGTATGTATGCGGCGAAGCCGATTGCAAAGAAAATATACAAGGTATCAGGCGGAAAAGTATCGCTTGAATATGAAATTGAAGGAGATGATAGTTAATGGAACTGGTAACAGGACGTGCGGGGAGCCCGCATATTACAGCACAGCAGGACAGACAGCTCCATCAGGGCATCTGGGGCGAGGAGGCGTATATCCTTGCGACAGGAAATCAGCTCGAGCCGGAAGTACAGAGCTCAAATAAAATACTGATCAAAGACGGCGCTCTGATGTTTCAGGGTGCTCTTTTTTCGGTGAAAGTAGGGACTACAGATGAGATTACGATCAATAATGGAAATCAGGGGATGCAGAGGAAAGATCTGGTCGTTGCCCGGTATACATATGATTCAGCGCGGCAGGAAGAATCCGCAGAATGGGTTGTGATTCAGGGAACACCGGCTGCAAGCAATCCGGTGGCGCCGGAGGGAACGAGCGGAGACATACAGGCGGGAGATTCCACGGTGGACTGCCCGTTTATGGTTGTGAACCTGAACGGGATCAATGTCACCGGGGTTGACATTATTCCGGAGAAGATACCGACACTTCCTGATTTAATTGGTAAATTACAGGATAGCGGATGGATTGAAATGACGTCATCTATATCATTTGCAGAAAAACCGGCGTTCCGGAAGATTGGAAAAACAGTATACGTTATGGGGACAATACGTTATTCAGACAATGGTATTTTCCGTAATGATGAGATAATCGGGGATATACCGTCCGAATTTATTCCGTCATCGTCCTACGGTACGTATGAATGTATCATTCCATTCGCTTTCATATCCGGCAATGGTTCGCGGGAACGAATGTACATCAGAGGGAATCATGTATACTTCGCAGGAACATCAAATGCTCGGGACGGGATACTTGCCGCATCGTGCTATCTCACGGATTAGCTATATCCCGAAACATTCTGAGAACCAGATCGGTGATGTTGTCGAGGGAATATCCTGGAAAGATATGATATATATTCCGCCGTCTGCACGAACATCCACGTACAATCGCGAATCAGTCAACTGATACCTGCGTGCGTACGGGGGACGAGCTCCCTCCGGCAATGTTCCGACCCTATATCCAGTCTGCCCAGAAAAACCAGAACCGTCGATAGTGCCCTGAACATATATCTCTGTCATATATTTATTTTTACGGTAGCGAGACGTCAGACCTATGTTGGCTCCGAGATAAGTCCAATCACTCCATGCCAAAGACGCATTTAACACATAGATTCTCGAAGAAAGGATGATTATATGAAGATTATTTTTAATGATGCAACAGAGATCACCGTCCAGCAGGTAGAGCCGCAGGGCGATTATCTGCGCGTGCTGACGGTAGGAAATACTCCTGAGCAGCTCAAGGTGCTGTTTACTGACTCGTCCCGTACATCTCGTATGATTGTACAGGAGCGTGGACAGACGATTACCACGTATGAGGGATATACGGCGTTTTACAGGACAGAAATCTATACAGGAAAGATTTACGGCGTCGTGATGTACAAGCCGGAGAAAACCCCGGAAGTGCAGTCAACAATGGTACAGGCAGCGGTCACTGTTGCGCAGATTCAGGCACAGAACCTGACGGAAGAGCAGGCTCTTACCGTAAAAGATATCTACCCTGTATGGGATGGGAATGGTGTGTCATATCAGAAAGACTTCTATCTGACACATAATGGAAAGCTGTACAAGGTTCTGCAGGCGCATACGTCGCAGACAGACTGGGCGCCGGATACAGCACCGTCCCTCTTCGCAGAGGTGCTTCCGGGACAGAGCGGTACCGGGATCGGAGAGTGGGTACAGCCCGGATCTACAAACCCGTATATGGCAGGGGACCGCGTGACGCACAACGGCAAGACTTGGGAATCCTTAGTGGATAACAATGTATGGGAGCCCGGTGCACAGGGATCAGAAGCACTGTGGCAGGAAGTAGAAACGGAATAAGAAAGGCGGGTAGCATATGCGGACATTAAAATTTGTTGTAAATGCTCAGAAGATCAGTCCAGATCCAAACCGTGACTTTTCAGGCATCGCTCCGGGGACATCCGGATACTTAAAGGCGCAATTCTCTTTCTCTGCTGAATGGTCGGGCCTGGTAAAAGTGGCGGAGTTCCGAAAGTACCTGTGCGATGAGCCAGTATCTGTACCGATTATCAACGGCGAGTGCGCTGTTCCGGACACAGTTACCGGAGGTAAAGCATGGTACGTAAAGATTGTCGGAAAAAGAGGGGGCGTAATAATCCCAACAGGAAATTGCAAAGTGGAGCAGGAGGGGTGACATGGCAACGACAGAAGAATTATTAGCACAGCTTGAAGCAGAAGCCCAGAGTGAAACGCCGGTCTGCGTCATTGATCCTGAGACACGAACGATCACTGTTCCGCCGGAGTATCAACTCTTAGGAGTCGAGAACGATAAGCTGGTGGAGCGGATTCCGTTTCAGTGCCCGAAGATCGTTGGAGACAACAAAGATTTATCACAGGATTTCATACTATTTATCAACTATGTCAATGCCAACGGCGACCCTGACGCATATAAGATAGAAGATATGCAGGTGGATGGAGACAATATCACTTTTTCATGGTTGCTGGAAGAGAAGGCAACACTGTATCAGGGGGATATCCAGATTTCATTTTGCGGCATCATCCCCGGAGATGAAATTGATGATCCTGACAAGAATCGTTGGGGCACTACAATCAACACTGATTGCACTGTTTTGACCGGTTTGAAATGCACACAGCAGGTTGCAGAGAGCAATCCGGATGCGCTGGCGCAGATCTGGGCGGCGATCGATGAACTGAAAGCCGGCGGCGGTGGAAGCGGCACACCCGGGAAAGATGGAGTTGGAATTGACAGGATAGAAAAGACAAGCACACAAGGACTTGTCGATACATACACCATTTATTTGACAGATGATAGAACCTATACATTCACTGTGACAAACGGAAAAGACGGAAATCCGGGAGCAAAAGGCGATCCCGGAGAGGATGGAATCACTCCGACCATCGGAGAAAATGGGAACTGGTATCTGGGAGATGAGGATACCGGGAAGCCGAGCCGGGGAGAGAAAGGCAACCCCGGAGACAAAGGAGATCCGGGAGATAAAGGAGACCCTGGGCAGACCGGAGCGACTCCGAATATCCAGATCGGAACCGTTCAGACGCTTGATCCCGGACAGCAGGCGACAGCGAGCATGACGGGAACGCCGGAGAATCCGCTGTTGAATCTGGGGATTCCGCAAGGAGATAAGGGAGACCCGGGAGAAGATGCTGAAAGTGGTAGTTCAGCCACACCCCGGCAGGAAATGACTTCTTCTGACACCACAGTAACACTCGAACCGAATAAGCTGTATGTCTTTCCGGAAATGGCAAGCCTGACCGTGACGCTGACAGAGCCAAGCGATACAAATGTGTCCAATGAATATCACTTCTTTTTCACCTCTGGAGCCACGGCCACAACCTTGACTCTGAACGATGTTCTGTCAGATGCGTACAGTATAGAAGCAAACATGAAGTATGAGGTAAGCATTCTGGAAAATGTGGCGTACATCAAGGGGGTGTCGATGAGTGAGACGTAGGATGATGATGGATACGGAAGGAGATGAGGATATGAAAGAATGGCAGTTATTTAAAACGATAGATTTCTCCAATGAAGATGAGCAGTTGGAATTTGCTGGTGTAGATTTTTCGGATATTTTTATTATAGCAACAGGCCTTTGTCATACCAAAGAATCAATAAATAGTGGAATGGATATCAAAATTAACGATAATGTGGTAGCTAAGATGAACACACAGCCGGTCAATGGTTCAAATACCAGAAATCAGCAACTCTTGCTCAGGTATAATGGATTATTCTGGGAGCAAACATTAATGCCACAATCAAATAATGAATTGAGTTATTACACTTCGTACAGCATTAAGCAAGCACCGTATTCTGCTATGCTCAATGTAGGTAAGTGCGAAAAACTGGCTTTTTCAGAATCATCATTATTATATCCTATAAGCTCCGGAACACTCAAAATATATGCAAGATAGTTGACACAAGAAAGGAGAGAAAATAGCATAATGACAGCACAGCACAGCACAGCA